TTATTGCGGTTCTTTCAGCGGATACCTAACAATTCTGGGAGGGGGGCTTCGGCCCCCTAACCATTTTATGGAGATTTAAAATGGCTAAAGAATCAGGTATTGCGCTTATTCTTGGTGACAACAAGAAAGAAAGCAGTAAAGACAATTTAATGGGTTTTGACCCTGAGTCTGATGATAACGAAATTGGAAGCGAAGATGCCTTTGAGGATGCAGCCAGCTCTGTTCTTCAGGCAATTCAAGAAAACGACCTTGAGGCTTTTGCAGATCATTTAAAAGACGCTATTGAAATCTGCATGATGAAGCATGAGGGTGGAGAGTACTGATGTCTACCTTGCTTGAACTAAGAACTAGAGCCCGCAGGCTTGCTGATGCTGTTGGTAATGAGTTTTTTTCTGATGCAGAAATTAACGATTACATTAACACTGGCCTTGGTGAGCTTCATGATATTCTTGTTTTAAAATTTGAAGATTATTACGTTAGCTCAATTTCTTTTAGTTTGGCAGGGGACACGTCTTCTTACTCGCTTGAGTCTATAGGGTTAAATAATCTCTATAAGCTTATGGGTGTGGACCTAAAACAGGGAGCCGAAACAGTTCGTGTTCCTAGGTATTCTTTTCAGGAAAGAAACACATTCAAGTCAAGCCAGGCACTTTACTCTGACCGAGGGCACACAAACCATCGGTACAGTTTAACTGGAAATAACTTAAACTTTATACCTACTCCAACATCTACTGATGAGGTAACCGTTTGGTACATTCCAACTTATGTAAAGCTTGTAAATGATTCAGACTCGGTGGATGACAGAATTGCATCCAACTGGGAAGATTACGCAGTTTGTTCAGCAGCAATTAAAATGAGGCAAAAAGAGGAAACATCTACAAAACCTCTCGAGCTTGAGCACGATAAGATTACAGCAAGAATTGAAAACGCAGCAAGAAACAGAGACGCCGGTGAGCCCTTTGGCATTACCGACGAAGATATGGGTGTTTTGGCAGGTTACGGACCTTTCGGTTAGAGGCAGTTATGACTCTTAGAAAATTCGAAAGAGTCTCAACTGATGACTCGACACTCAATCGTATTCAGGAAAGAGTTGAGGATGCTTTTGTTCCTGTTTTAAGCTCATCTATCCTTGATGGAAAAATCATAAACGATGTTGATCTGGCGTCTGGATCTACAACAATAGTATCTCACGGCTTAGGAAGAGTTCTTTCTGGCTGGATTGTTGTTGGTAAAAACGCAGCTCAACACGTTTATGATGTTCAATCTTCAAATAACAATAAAGATAGATTCTTACACTTAACTGCTGGCGGTACAGTTACTGTTAGCTTGTGGGTTTTCTAATGCCATTAAAGAAAAAAGTTGCAGTCATACCTTTTGGTAAAGGTGTTCAGTCAAAAAAGACTGACATTACCCTTGAGGCTGGTGAGCTTGAGGTTTTAGAAAACGGAATCTTTGACAAGCTAGGTCATATTGCAAAACGAAAAGGTTACTCTGAAGAATCATTTACTAGCTCGTATGGTAAAACGCAGGCGTCGTTTCAATTTAAAAACAGTATGTATGCAATAACTACTGCTGGCATGGTTTACAGGCTTTCTCCGACTAACCCATCCGTTTCTCTTGCAGTTGGTGTTGATGACCTTGGGACGTATGCCCCTGTGCATACTGAAACTTTTACTGCCTCTGGCGCGTCATCTACTCATCATCAAGAAAATCCTCACGTAGCGCTAAGCACTAACGGAACAACCTTAGCCGTTGTTTACACTGAGGCCGATTACGATTACGCAAACAATGTAGTTAACTATGGTTATCGCTGGGTTGCTATAGATGTTGCTACAATGAAAGTTATAGACACGGGTTCAGGAAAAACTGCTGATGCCCTTGCCAGATACACGTACAGGGGCCGAGTAAAGGTTGTTGCAATTAGCACCAGCACAACTTCGTTTGCAGTTTACTGGGAGTACAATGACAGTGGAACATATGAGTTAAGGCGAGGAATTATAATTCCAAACTTTACCCCGTTTTCGACAATGGTTAACACAACCTTTGGAAACAGTGGGCACCTTATTTCGGACAACTACAATCAAACTCCAGCACAACAATCATTTGATGTTTGTGAAACAGCTACCCCTGGCTCTACTCACGTTGCCTACTATAGAACAGCAGGCGGCTCACACTCTGTCAGATATGTTAAAGACAATGCTCCTTTTGTTCTTGAAAAAACAGTTTCTGGGTCAGGGCCAGATGGCTCGCCAACGTACAGCGTAACTTCATCAATGCCTCAGTTAGATCTTGACCATGCAACAGATTTTAACGGAGGACTTGCTGGCACTGCCCCAGTGTCTCCGCTTGCTATTGGAAGATCTGCACTAGGGGCCGAAAGAGTCTATATTGGATATGCAACAGATTCACCTAGCACCACTAGGGTTTATTTGTTTCCAGAAGGCGCTGCTTCATCCACGGCTTTAACTGCAACAAATTCATGCACTGGCGCTTTTTTTAAACCTCATGGGTTTATAGATCACAGATGGCTTCCAGGCACTCTTTCTGATTACGATATTGTTTCTTTTGTTTACGAAACAGGAGGCACAGGTGTAGCGTTTGAGCAAAAAAATAGGTGGATATCTGACCCAGCTGGCACTCCTGCTCTTACTTCAACATCAAAGGTCATAGCAAACGGAAGACACAGTGTTGGACCTTTTAATTTTACAACTGGGTCTGATTCGTTAAGGCACACAGTTTTTGGAATGGGAGATATGTATACGGCTGATACTGAGTTTGGCTCAATTGCTTATGCTAACGGTGATAGCGCACAATGGACTGGCGTATCGGCTGTTGGGTCTTTTAAGTATGAGCATTCTGTTGCACCATGCAGAACTGTTAGCGGGACTAATGTTGCCTATTCTGCATTCCCTAAAGCAAGCAACATTAACACGTTTCCAGATGGCTCTGGCGGTTCAACTGTTGCTACAAACTCTAACATCAATATTGTTAAATTTACTCCAGGAATACCTGCCTGGGGAGTTAGATACGCTTCTCTTGGTAAGTCTGTATTTTTTACTGTTGGAAATGCAGTGTACAGGGATTCATCTGGAAACGATTTAGACATTTTAGGAATGCCTAAGCCTGTTGTTGTTTCAACGGCGGCTAGCTCTGGTGGTAGTCTCGACGAAGCGGCTTATCAGTACAAGGCTGTTTTTGAGAAAGAAGATGCACAGGGTAATATTTACAGATCTGAACCATCTGACGCTGCATCAATTAGCACAACAAGCTCTAATAAAACTGTGACCGTAAAGGTTAACAACATGCACTCGGCAATGCCCGGAGGAGCTTATCAGTGTGTTCTTTACAGAACAGAGGGCGGCGGAAACATATTCCATAAAGCTCAAACAGTTAGCGCAAGCGCAGCTAGCGGTTTAACAGTTGATTTTACAGACGACATTGCAGACAGCTCAGTGCTTGCTGGTGCATTTCTTTACACTGAAGGCGGCGAACTTCCTAATACCAGGTGCCCTGCTTCGTTTTATGTTGAAGAGCATCGAAACAGGTTGTTTGTAATATCAGAAGACAATCGAATCTTTTTCTCTAAAGAGTATCAGGAAGGGTTTGGGGTATCGTTTACTGACACATTCTTTGTTCCTCTTGATGGCCTAGACGATGATGAGCCAACTGCCCTTGGCAGTGCAGGCGGAACTATTTACCTGTTTAGAGAAAACTCAATCTGGGCGCTTAGTGGCGATGGTCCAGACAAAACAGGAAGCGGTAATTATTATACTCCGCAGCTAGTTAGTAACAGTATTGGAGCGCTTAAGGGTAGTCCTACTATATTTACTAACGAGGGGCTTTTCTTTCAAAGCTCTAAAGGTATTTTCTTAGTAGGTTCTGGCGGCATTACTTATGTAGGAAGCCCAGTAGAAGACGTGCTTGGAACATCAAGAATTATAGACATGATTCAAGATCAAGCAACTTCTACTATTAGATTTATTACAGACTCAAATGTTATTGCTTACAACTACAGCACTAAGCAATGGGCCAACTATACGTTTTCTACTCTTGGCAGTAACAAGATTGTTGGAGCTGGTAATGCTGATGGCAATATCTATTTAACCACCAACGACAACAAGCTTTGGAAAGAGTCTGGATACAAGCTAGGCACAACTTATTTGCCCCTTAGCTTAAAAACAGGCTGGATATCGTTTAACGAAATTCAAGGATTCGGTAGAGTCTATAGGTTTGCATTGCTTGGCAAAAGCAAAGACAAGCATACGCTTACTGTTAAGGTGTATTATAATTACGATGACGACTCTACGCCTGACATCTACACCTTTACTACAACTTCTGCAGATGACGCAGTGCTTCAATTCAGAGCACACATGAAACAGCAAAAATGCGAAGCAGTTAAGTTTGAAATTTACGACGCAGACAACAGTGCCTCTACTGGCGATGGATTTGTAATTGAAAGCATTGCCTTGGAAATTGGAACCAAGAAGGGCATTTTCAGAACGTCAGAATCTAACACAATTGGAGCGAACTAATGGCTAGTGCAATGGCAGCAGGTTACGGCGAAATGCTAAGAGAAGAAGAAGATGATGAGCAAGGGCTTGTTGCGGCAGCGGCAGGGGGACCTCAAGAAACTCAGCCAATGTCAGGCGATAGCCCTTTTGGTGGTGGCGATCCTATTACTGACAATTTAGACACAAGCCCAATCAATAGCGGAGAGTCTACGGGAATGGCTTCAAGTCCTGGGGGAGGCATTGATCTTGATGCCGTTGTTCCACCATATAATCCCCCATCAAGTGACCCAAACAATCTACCTTTTGGCACGGCATCAAACAACACAACTGTAAATGCTCCAATTGTAGACCCTATGTATTACCAAGATGAGTTTATAGATTCTTCTATTAAAGAAGGTATAAACGAAAGAAGCTACGTTGATAATACAGCAGCTCAAGCTCAAGCAGCAGGAGTGGGTGCAGCAGATCCAATGCAAGCTGCGCAAATTGGAACAGTAGCAGGGCCAACAGCTGCTCAAATTAACCCTCAAGACCTGATGGCAAGACAAGCGCAAAAAAGCCAATTGCAAATTTTAGGCGATATTGCTGGCGGGCAAATGAGCCCAGTCATTCAACAGCAACGAGACAGGGCAACTCAAGAAGCGCTTGCAATGATGGCAACTCAGCGAGGCGTTCCTGCCGCAGCAGCAATGCGAACCGGAATGCAAGGAATGTCTGAGGCAAACAGGCAAGCAACAGAGGCAGCGGCTCAGCAGCAACTTCAGGCTACTCAAGCACTAGGAGATGCCGCTGGTCAAATGCGAGGTCAAGAAATTGATGTAGCTGGACAGCAGGCAAACCTACAGCAAGAAGCTGGATTAACAGGCTACCAGGGAGCGCTTCAAACATCTCAGCAGCAAGCAGAGTTAGAGCAAACTGCACGAATGACAAACCAGGAGCTTGCTCAAGGTCGAAATGATTTACTAGCTCAGTTCCAGCAGCAGACAAATCTTTCTAATGCAGAAATGCAAAATGAAATGATAATGGCAACTGATCAAGTAAACGCACAATTAGAGCAGCAAAGAGACAGCATGATTGCGTCTCTTACAGGAATGGGCGTAGATCGTGACGTTGCTCTTCTTCAAGTAAATGCAGAAATGGCAAGACTAGAGCAGGAGCTTCTTTACAAGTATTGGGCTGGAAAACTTGGAGCAGGAACTCAAATACTTGGAAACATTATTGAAGGCACTGATACTGGCGCTGAGGATATTTTTGAAAACGTAGTTGAAGAAGGAAGTGTTCTTAACTTAGTTGGCGGATATCAAACACCAGAAGGATATGAAGTTGGAGGAATGCAGGTAACAGGTCCATTAGGGTATCAAGGTGGCCTTAGCGATCCAACAGAGCCTGTTGGTCCAGATGATGCCGACTGGACTTTGCCGGAAAATCAACCTGGAGCAAGTTACGGCGGAAGCTCTACTTCAGGAGGAACAGGGTCTGGAGCAGGAGGAAACTGGTATAAAGATCCTGTTACTGGTCAATGGGTAAGAAGCGGAATTGAAGCGAAAGAAAACGTTGCCCCAATTGGCACTAAAGACGAGTTCTACAGAACAAGATCTTCTGATCGATTTGGTCAGATGGAAACTCCTGGAAATGAGCTTGCCTTAAGAACATCAATTACTGATCCTATGGCAATGCAGACCAGACAGGAGCCTGACCCAGTGCTTGGTCAAATTCGTCGGGGCCTTAAAAGAGATGCTGCAAACAGAAACATGGCTCAAGAGATGGAAGACATAAGAGCCACAAATCAAATGCTTGAAAGAAAAGCAAATGAAGATAAAAATCTTGCTAAAGGATTTAAAGAAGGAGCTGACTTTGTTGGAGATGCTCTTGAAATTGCAAATTTAACAGAAGCAGGCGAGCGAGCTCTTTCAGGCGATGAAGCATCTCAAAGAAGTTTATTGTCTACGGGAGTACAAAAAGGTGTTTCTGAAGCCATTGATTACACGGCAGAAACAATGGACGACATAAGCACTGCTGTTAGTGGAACAGCGGAAAGTGGCTACTCGGCAGCTGCAGCAACGGCAGCTCCTTTTATTGGCGGAGCCCTTAAATTTATTGGAAGCACTATCCAAGGACAGGAAATGGCTCCTGCTGCAATTGGAGCAACTGGAGCTGGCCTTGGAGC